AAGTTGAGACCATCGAACACCAATTGTCTTGCACCGCCAATTTCCTTGACCGCTACATTGAAATCAGCATATTTACGACTTGCGATATATCCGACATTCATTGCTGAGGCTATCGAACTATCGTTAATGATTGTCCATTTATAGATTGTCTTTTCGAACTCTGGATTACCTAAATCGAATGGTTTGGTAATAAAGTAGGAATGGACATTGACATGTTCAGTGATGACACCTTGATATGTTCCTTCTCTACTCATGTATTTAATGAGATCGAGTTTGACATATCCTTCGTTCTTGAGTGGTAGACCGACTTTGAATTTCTTTCCGCCACCAGTAGCATTGGCAACATCAGTGATATAAGCGACTGCAACTTCATTGACTCTGAAGCTCATACGCATTGAGATAATACCTGTTAAATCGATTTGATTATTGAGTTCATCAATGAGAATGAATTTGTATTCAAGTGGATCATTGGATTGAATTCTCTTAATTTGGTAAGGTCTATCGGCTGCGACACTAACGACATCACCAACGATATTATCGAGATATACCCATTTGTATGTTGGGAAGAGTAGTAAGTCATCTCCAGTTTTGTCATAGTTGATTTCACCAGTTGCGGTATATGACCTTAAGATGATTACTTGATTATCGGCATCAATAACACCTTCCCAAGCAGTTTGATCGAATGCGGACATTGCATCTCTTAGTTGATTGTCGCGGTAATTCTTATTCACGAAGTTACCCATCTTGGCATAAACTTGAGATTCATCAGTTACATTGCCTGTAATTGCGGATATCTTACTTAATAAGTGGAATTCATTACCTTCAACAACTTTGTCAGCGTATGTCTGTGAGACAACGATTTCATCAGTGTTGGAATCAATTGAGAGAGTAGTTCCGCCTAGACCAACATATGTTCTTGGCTTATCTTTTCTGATAATGGAATCATCTTTCATAAATCGAGCGATGTTACCTTGTTTATCAGAGAAGTAGAGTTCATCATCTATTTCGAAGAAGAGGTAAGCATTGATGTTGTTACAGAAGTACCATTCGTATTCGCTGTTTTCATCTCTGAGCTTGAATTCTCCAATATAGATGCCTTCATCAGTTCTTAAGAGTAATTTCTCTTTATACTGAGCAAGGAATACGTAATCTAAATCACTATTCTTTAGTAATTTATTATTTATGTGCGAGGATACATCGTATGTGTATTTCGCATTATTAAGGGTTGTTTCTTTAGAGGTAATGGCTTTAAGACCATCTCTTGTAAACACTAAGGTTTCACCAACAAAGTTGATTACTGAGTAGTTGCTTACTGCTCCAGAGCCGCCATTTGGATTAACTTCGAAGCAAGGATATGCTTCTTCCGCTAATTGACCTTCATCAACCACTGTGCCGTCATAACTTGAAGCATTAACTAATTGCTTAGTTCTTGTATAGATGGTGGCTTCGTGTTGAGATTTGCCTTTGAAGACTAGGAGTGTACCATCACGATAGATGTCATAACCTTTAACTGCTGAGTTCTCACTGCCATATTTGCAGTAGTCTAAGTCAGAGAAGTATGTTAGGTCTCTATCTTCATCAGTGTCGTAGTTTTCAACTTGTGATGAATTGACTTGTGATGAGTGCCAGTCGATATTTGGATAATCTGGGTTGCCACTTACGAACAATCTCTTGTTATAGATAATTCCGAAATGGCATTTGTTGATTCTATCCGCGTATCCAGAGACATAATGTGGGAATTTTGCAACGATATTGCCGTCTCCATCAATTGGATTTACTGGGTCATCGAATAACACTAATTTGCCATTTTCAATGACTGAGCCATCCACTTCACTTGTCGCACCAAGTTTGAGATATCCGACACAATCGTTATCAGCATCAGCACCTGTGTAGATGTTTAAGCCGTATGTATCGTGTTCTTGGTTATTATCAACTGCGACTTGGTTAGCGTGGAATAATGGAAGTTGTGTAGTGTCTGAGAATTCAATAGTGGCTTCTTCATGTGTGACACTTGCAACATTGAATGCGACCTTATATGTATTTTCTTCAACGATACCGCTGTCATACGGCATTGCAACTACGATAGTGTATTCTTGAGATTTAACAACACCTTGAGATGTATAGATGACTTTAACGGTTAATCTTCCACCAGAGCGGAGTAACGATCCAAGTGTAGGATTACTTGTTTCATAACCAGTGACCGCCATCCAGTCAGTATCTTTGAATAATGCTTTTACAATCAAACCTTTGCCATTAAATGTATCACCAACTCTGTAATTATATGGGTCTTGTTCCATATCGAATTCGAGTTTGATATCAACAAGTTCTAAGTTAGGAGTAACTGTGACCTCTAATGCTTTAGTAACTGCTAATTGAGTATTATCGTATGGGTTGGAACAACTAATTGTGACTTCTTTAACACCTAAGTTAGTAGATGCGAAGGATACTTCGTTGTCTCCGTTATAACTTAATTCAGTTGCAATATCTGGAGCGGTATATGTTAATTGCTCTTCATATCCGTTTTCGAAGATGCCATAGACCTTTAATCCAGTAAGCGAGAATGTGCTTCCGTTAGTGACATTTAAGTTGATTAAGGAAGTATCGAATCTTAAGGATTGTAAAGCTGGTTTACCAACATTGATTTCATATGTGGTGGTGCATGTGACACCAGCAACAGTGAGAGAAACAGTGACTTCTTGTTCATCGCCAATATCAGAACCAGTAAAGGCATTTGACTTATAGGCATCAAAGTCGGTAGTGAATCCACTGGAAATAACTTCTTCATATCCGTCATTGTATGTAGCTTCAATGAATAATCCAGCGGTGGAGAATTTGTCACCAACTAAATAATTGACTTTATGTGTGGATGACGCTCTAATGGCAATGCTTGATAAGACTTTAGCAATAACTGTGAGTGTGCCAACTGTGACAGTCTTTGTAACACCATCATAGGTATAAGCAACAATTAAACTCTTGCCATTATCATCTAAAGACACTGCTTGAGTGTAATATACTTCAGTAGTATTTATATAAACTTTACATTCAGTTAAATCTAATGTTCTATTTGATGCTGTTTTATTAAATACGGCATTGACCACTAAATCGGCAAGAGATAAGTTTTGACCTTCAACGTATGAAAGCATAGCGGTGAGATCATCTGCATCTGTGCCAGTAGTGTTGATAGATTGTAAGGCAATTTGATTTGCGGTTAATGTAACGCTGTCAGACTTGCTTTGTTGAGTATTACCAACACCTTGAGTATAAGAGACACCAATTGTGTTATTACCAACCATCAAGATTTGTCCATCACTAATCGAGAATTGGACATCATCAGTAATATCGGTTTCGACTGGATAATTGGAATCGTCTGTATCAGTAGAAGCAATAGTCTTTGTGACTGAGAACTTGCTTAAATCAATGGCTTCACCAGCAAAGAGTGTTTGACCAGTGTAATAAGACGCATCTAAATCAATTGAATCTAAGTAGATACAATGAATTGTTAATGTAGCGTATTTTGTTTCACCGCCAAAGGACATACCAACTGTGACACCTTCGATCTTGTTTCTAATAATTGGAGAATCAAGACTGATAGCAAGTGGATAAACAACGCTATTGATAGTGACTGTATTGCCGCTATTGATAGTTAAGGAATAAGCATCTTCATCGTTAAATGTGACTGCTAATGTTTGTCCAACTAAACTAAAGTTTTCGCCATAGTTAACAGCGAGTTTATTGACACTTAAAGTGACACTTGATAGTGCCTTAACAGTGACTTGCAAATAATTTGTTTTAGTGACACCAGCTTCAGTGTATGAGAAGTTGACATTGTGTGTCTTACCATCATTGTTGTCTGGAGTCATTCCTAAATGACCAGTAATGGTGACTTTGGAGATGTCGTCCAATACCATTGAACCAGGCTCATCGTTTTCTCCGTCATGTGTGTAGAAACGTCTAATAGTAAGCTCAGTTAAATCTAAATCTTCATTTCTATTGAATTTGTTTGGACTTCTTGAACTTGTAATAGAGATACCATTTAAGACTGAAATTCTAACGGTATATGTGGCTGTTTTACCCTTATATGAAACCGTGATGGTATTATCACCCATATCATCTTTAGTCCAAACTTCACCAGGTTGTTTAGACAATGTATAAAGACCACGAGCGATAGTCTTGTTACCACCATATTCATATGATGCGGTGACAGTGATGTGGTTATTATCGTTAATCCAATCAGTGAATTCTTCACCTGCTCTAGTCCAACGTAATAAACCAGTTGAACTACCAGCATTAACACTAATTGAATTTAATTTATCGTATTTAGCGGTAAGTGTTCCGCTATTGAGAATTTTATTTGAATTGTATGCGACTTCTAAAGGATTCTCTGGATCGTTTGTGTCGACATAGATAGAGAAGGTGGTAGTGGCACTTGTGATATCAGTACCGAATACTTGACCATCTAAAGATGTATCAAAGTCAACTTCTTTTTCAGCAACACCAGAGTGCATGTGTGCTTTAACAATAATTCCTTGTTTAGAGAATGTATCGCCTTGAGAGTGAACTGCGTTCCAACCGCTTAAATCGACACTAACGATAGCATCTGGATAGTCTTCAACAACTTGAATTGTATATGTAACTGATTGAGTAGCACCAACAGTAGATGTAACTGTGACTGTGTGACTGCCAACGTTCATGTTGTCAGGAGCAGAAACAGTATATTCATTTGATGCGAGTTCTCTTTCGGAACCATCGGAAAAATGAGCTGTAACGACTAAACCACCAACAGAGAATGTTGGAGCGGTTCCTGTGTGCACGAATTCACTCTTAAAGCCACTAACTGAAAGCGATTCAAGAGAATAAACTTGAACAGGATATGTTTCAGTGATGCTATTGCCTTCGTGGGTGACTGTAACTCTAACGTTGTATGTACCATTAACACCAACGTTTACACCTGATGTATCAATAGACACTTTGGTGGACGATAAAGATAATTCAGTTTCAGCTTGATCTGAGCAAGTATAGAAAACTCTTAATCCATCAGTTAAAGATGTGACTAAATCGCCACGTAAGTGCTTATTAAGACTTTCTGGTACATATAAACGAACACTTGTAAGACCATGCACAGTAATTCCATATGAAGTGGATTGACCACGATATGAGAATGTAACGGTTTTGTTACCAACTGTTGTCATGTTTGGAGTGCTGATAGAAATATCACCTTGAGTCCAGTTGACTGGAGAAGATGTCTTTGAAATATCAAATGTTCCTGCATCACCATAGTTAGCAGTAACAACTAAACCATTATTGGAATATGTAGCATTTGTTTGATATGTAGTTGTTGTAGGATTTGTTTTAACGGATAAAGATGCGACATCTCTAACATATTTGGTAGATGAATTTGCAATCCATTCACCTGTATTAGAATCATAAATCTTATATGCTAATGTTCTTGAACCAACAGCAGATAAATCACCACTTGTCCAAGCGAAATTAGAAGCTATATTAGAAGTTATTTGTCTTGATGTACCATCAGTATAGTTAATTGTTAAGGCTGTTGGCGTAGGGTTAGATACATCGATTAAGTATCTAAATTTTGATGACGAGTTCTCTAAAACTGAAGAAACACCAACGACCGTAATGCCATATGATGCTGTTTTTCCACCATAAGTAACAGTAATAGTTTTATCGCCAGCAGTACTCATATTTGGAGAACTTACTGAGTAACCATTAGAAACAGGTAATTCACACGCATAACCACCGCCAACATCAGAGTGGTAGTGGTAAATTGCTGAAACACCTAAATTGTTATAATTGAAAGCATTATTCTTATAGAATTTGTTAGTGACGCCTGATGTATTTAATCTAATACTATTTAATACTAAATCATGGACGTTAATATATCCGACTTCAAATGTTTCGGTGTGTAAAGTGTCATCTTGTGGCAGTTTGTAATCAACTTGAAGATAGATTCTGTGATAACCAGGGTTATATAATTGACCCCAAGCTTCAGACTCTGTTCCTGAGTAATAGTATGGATTACCTGCATCACTTCTATACTGGAGTGTATCGCTAGTTGGAATGTCATATTGTGTTTTATATGCTGTTTCAAGATAATCATATGTTACCCAAAAGATATTTCCACCCCAAAACTTATATGTTCTTACGAGTGTGTTTCCTAGATACATTCTTATTTTTTTAATTTGAGGTGTATTTGTAACTCTGCTTAAGTGAATTATTCCACCTAAACCATTAAAACGATATTGTCCTGGGTAGCTTGGTGTGTTTGCTTCACTGCCGATACCACATATTGTGTAAACGTTAGGATTTATTCCAGTTAAAGATACTTTTACATATGTGCCTGTTTTAACGGTTCCTATCGATACCAAAGGATTTGAAACATTATTAAATACTGACGCCATACTACGCATCCACCTTTCTCAAAGAACTGATAACAATTTCAAGATTGTTCAAATCAGACTTTGTTTTAGGTTTAACTGATGTGTCGAAATCCCATTCCCAAAAGCGAGTAGAACGGACATCAACACCATTATCAATATATGTTCCAGAAACGAGTTTGTTTTTTCTCCATTGAGTCATTAAGTTCACATCATCATATGCACTGATAGCATTGACTGGTGAATCCTTATATGTAATACCAATGGTAGTGGTAGGAATATAGGTATATTGACTATCTTCCACTTCACAAAGCTCATAGCCTGTAGCAATTCTTAACATTAAGTATTTGTTACCGCCTAAGATGTATAAACGTTTGCCGCTTACTCTCATTAAGGACTTATAATCTTCGAGTTCGTAGTTAGAGATTTTGGTAAAGATTGCATCTAAAAAAGAGTGTTCTCTACCAAATCTAAAGATTTCATAAAGGAATTTGCCAATATGAGCAACTATGTGTTCATATCCATCTTCCGCTTTGAATTTCATGATAGAATTCACTCTTCCATCTGCTTTGGCTACTTGTTCCCAAGCATCACGTGTTTGATCAATACCATCTTTGAAGATGATGTTCAAAGCATCTCTTGCATTATATTTAGCAAGATTGGTTTCTGCTTCTTGGAAGTCAACACCAGCAAAAGACTCAGTAGTGAACAATCTTCTTGTTGCATACTGGTCATTTCTTAAATTAAGGTTGAATTTATCTTTTGTACTCATAAGCACTTACCTTAAATTTTGTATCTTGCTTGTGTGCTTGTTTGATATGGGATGGATTCCCTTGTATCAACTTCCGCCACGAATTGTTCGAAGTAATTGAGATAACGTTTGCATCTATCTGGATCAACAGCTTCAAAGAGTTCACTCTTAACGAAGTAGTTAATGTAGTTGCAAAGTTCATCAGTTAATCCATATTTAGATTCAATATCATCTTCGCTATCGATGTCGCTTTCAGTGAAATTTGGAATCTTTCTTTCATAAGCGATATGGATGGTATCTTTAAGACCATAGCCTAAATAGAGCATATTTTGTCCAACGACACTCCATCCAATCCAGTAAGGTCTACCATTTTGAAGAATGTAAACACTACGGATTTTTCTTAAATCTTTAAGTGAAGAGATATCATATATTTCTTGTGATTCATCAGCAGTTAAAACATCGTGCTTTAATTCCACCTTTTTGGCGGTAATAAGACGAGATACTGCTTTATTGATAGAAAGGAAAACATTGTTTATTTCAGTTGCATATTCTGGGTTTTTGGCTAAAGAACCATCACGAAGATTAGCGACAGTGATGTTTGCATCGTCGTTGTGGAATGTTTCCTTTAAGCAATTGATTACTAAGTCAGCAATTCTCATAATGTGTCCTTTCTTTGTTAAATTGGTTTCTAGTTAGCGGTTCGTATTGGATTTGCACCAATGTAAGGCGGTGGTCACCTTACTCACTAGAACGAACCATGTAGTGCCGTACATTACATACGGCAGAGGTTTTTATTTGAAAGCTTCTTCAAGTTCTTTCATGCGTTTCTTGTATTCTTCTTTAGCCTTCTTTGTTTCGGCTAACCAGTTGTTGACTACTTCAGCAACGAAATCAGGAACCTCAACAGTTTCACCGACTGGAATGGCATACATAACACCATTGACTGTGACTGTTTTGGCTTTTTCCCATTCGTTCAAAGCATCTTCTGGGATGAATACTGGAACGTATTTGACAATTTTGTCTGCCATAGAAATTACCACCTTTCTTTGAGTAGGGAGTGATTGAAGGCTCACTCCCCAAAGCCTATTGTGTCAACTTATAGTCCTGAGACTAGTCAGAGACTGCATTAGCAGCAACGATTGTAACTGCACTTGCACCCTTCTTGACTTGGACGAAGATTGCTCCATCAGCAGCTGTGCCTTGGATGAGGTCAACGCCAACGAAGGAAGCTGTTGTCCAAACGGTTGATGCTAAGTGGTAGCCACTTGCAGCAATAGCTTCAATCTTGAGGATGTTGCCTGGAGCGACATTACCAGTGACTTTGATGCTCATGTTTGAACCAGCAGTTAATGTTGGTGTAATGGCACCAGAGACACCACGATAACCGATTCTTGAAGAGTCAGTTAATGGACTTGCGATTGCAGCACCGTGGTAGCATTCATATCTGACCATTGCTTCGTCTCTTAAGATTCTTGTACCGAATCCATCGTGTTTCCAACCAAGGGATCCACGTTGATTTAATGGGTCGCTAGAACCTGAGGAACCGAGAGCCTTGTAGATAACTTCGAATCCACCAGCAGCGTCTTCACCATCGATAGCAACAGCACCGAATGCTTCTTTACCAAAGGCTAAGCAGAGGTGAACATATGTGCTAACGACTGGAACGATATTGGTTTCGATGAAACGGAAGCCTAAGAAGGTACCGACTTCACCATTGATGATGCCAGATTGGTCACCATATTTTTCAACATCAATCCAGGATTTGTTAACGCCATCAAGATTCTTGATATCAGCGATAACTTCTGGAGATGCTAAGAAGATGTATTTGCCACCTTCGACTGGTTCAACGCCTCTACGGACGAAATCAGCTTTGATAGCATTGATATCAGCAAGAGTGATACCTTTTGTGCCAGAGATAACGGCAGCTCTGTCAACTTGACCTTGAGCATAACGGACGTTTAATCCATTGAACACGGTAGCAGCGAGTAAACCTCTCATTCTGTTCTTGGCATTCTTACCGAGTAATTTGCCAGAGATAGCGAGTTGTTTGTCGAGACCGTATTTGAGCATTTTGTCGGTTAATGGTACAAAGTTACCTTCTTGGTAGACTTTTGTAGCAAAGTCGACTAATGAGTATTTAAGACCTTCAGGTGTAACACCTTCGATTAAGTGGTCTGTGGTTTCTGGAAGATCCTTGTACATTCTCCAAGAATATTCATCAGAAGTTGGGGTAAAGTTTGTTTTTTCTGCGAATCTGAAGAGGACATCATCTTTGAGTCCGCCTAATTCGTACATAACGGCTTTTTGCACAAACTCTTGTTGGGCTTGTGATAATTCGCCAGATGTCATTTTTACTTCGTTCATAATAATGAACTCCTTTCTTAACTGTCGATTTTGACCTTACCCTTCTCTACGTCTTCCATATATTTTTTGAATTCTTCATCGGACATTTCACTAATCTTCTTCTTTGGTGCTGGGTCTTCTAACGAGGAAGCAGAACCAGGATTTGAAGCTTTGTTCGCAGCAGCCTTTTTGGCTTCTGGATTTTCCTTAGGATAGACCTTATCGAATTTTGCAATAATGGTTTTGAGTGGAACGACTCCAAGTAAATCTTCAGCGAACTCTGAGAATTTAGGATTTTTCCAGTATTCTTGAAGTTCTTGTTGGGTATGCCCTTCATCTAGGTAATCTTTAACCTCTTGGGCAGCCTTAGCATCTTGTTTTTCTTGTTCGGTTCTACTATCTTCAGCAGCTTTACGAGCCGCTTCAGCTTTCTCTCTACGGAGTTTTTCAACTTCATAAGGTTTGTTTGGATCGCCACCGTTGGCTTTTACCTCATCTTGAAGTTCGTAGAACTCAAAGTCTTCATCCGTCTCAATAGGAGTATCGGTGTAAGGGTTCTTTCCACCTACAGATTTGATACGAGCTCTTTTATACCCCTCAGCATCGCCTGCAGCCTTTGCTTTGCGGATATCACGCTCATGTCTCTCTTTAGCAAACTTGGCATCTTCCTCTTTAGACTGCCCCTCGCCAGGTTTTGGGTCTTCAGTAGCAGGCGGATTGCCTTGATTGCCTCCAGCCTCTGGTGGATTAGCTGGATTAGGGTTACCATCGTTACTAGCAGGAGGTGTTCCAGCAGGATTCTCTTCTGGGTTCACATTAGGATTTTTGTTTTCTTCGTTTTCCATTTTTGTCCTTTCGACCACTACAATGGTAGTGACTCCACATTTACGCTGCGTGGGTGCGATTTTTTATTAAACTCATTAGTTCAAAATTCTTGAACAAATAAGATTTAATCTTCTTTAGCCATTTCTGCCGCTGATGGTAAGGCTGAACCACCACCTTGTTGACCTTGAAGTTGTTTAATGATTTCTTCACGGTTAGCGACCATTTCTTTAGCGGCTCCAAGAGAATCTTTGAATGATTTTTCCATTGAAGCAGCAGTGGCATCTTTTTGTTTAACAACAATTTCGAGTTGTTTGACACGTGATAATGCCATTTGGAGCATACCGCCCATCTCTTGTAATTGAGATTTAAGCTGAGCAGTCTCACTTTCACGTTGTTTTTGGATAAGCACGCGGATATCGGCTTTCTTTGATTCAGACATAAGTGGATTGAGATTAAGCCACATTTCGAATGAATCTGGAGACATCTTTTCATAACCACCATTTAAGAAGAGGTTATTGATTAAGTCGGTGTCGATAATTTCGCTGTACTTGGTACCTTTACCAGGCTCACACACGATATCGAAGTAGTGACCGAGAAGTTCTTTCTTTGGATCAATCTTTCTACGTTGTGTTTTGGTTGGCTCGCCTTTGCTTTCAGCAACTTCGCCATTTGTGATACCTTCTGGTAAGCCCATCTTTTGAGCTGTAGCAGGATCGAATTTTTCATCTTTCTTAGCGAGTAATGACTCGTAATATTGCATTTCATCCTGATACTCAGCATCCGTTAAGTCATAGATGTAATAACTTTCTGGATAGTAGTGCTTATAGAACTGAAGTCTGATCTTGGCACATTCAACGAGGAATCTCCAATAACGATTTTGTAAGGCTTCAATCTTTTTATTTCTTTGTTCTTCTAAGATTTGTAACGCATACGCGGTAACATCTTTTAAGTTAGAAGAAGAATCAACTAATTCATTTGTTCCAGTAATCATCTTTGTAATATCGATGATAGTGGAGACATAATTCATGACTTGGGCATTTAATTGGTTACCTTCGAGTCTCTTAATACCGAAGTTATTGCCTGGAGTGTAATCAGTGAATACTCCGCCAGGTTGACCAGTCCAAGTTTGTCCGTTTGCTGCACCTTCTTTCATAATGATGGTTGCCCAAGCGGTATCTTGAATTTCCTTTGCGACCATTGCTGTCATGAAGTTAACGAGCTTTTGGTTATCGTAAACATCTTCGACAACGCTACGTCCATATAAGCAATTTCTTCTTCTACGAAGAACGAGAATGCTAATTGGATAAAGCATCATCTTGTCTTTTGCTGCGATATGGTCTTCTTCGGATGATTTTTCAAGTTTTTCATCCTGCATATTTGGAACTTCTGGATCAAGTTCGTAGATTTCTTCATCATCAGGACTATAACCATTTTCTTCATATTCAGGTTTAAGTCTGAGTTTCTTAACGGTTATATCTGGATTGAGTGGTGTTGGAGGGGTAAGTTGAACGTGTTTTGTGGAACGAGTCCAGTAAACCTCACCATCAATACGGAAGAATCTTGTATATAAAGTGACTGCTCCGCTTTCGAAGTCGTCATCATCCTTATCGTATTTATCTTGTTTGTCTAAATAATCATCTGGAACGATGGAAGCGATAACATCTTCATAATTAGGTGTTTTCTTATCAACAGTGGCTCTTACAGCCTTAACTTCCGCTCTATGTCTAAATCCTTCATATTTTTGTCTTTGAATATCTCTAAGACGTGGATTCGAGCAGAAGAAGTCCTCAAGAGCGATTGTATCGATTCCAAGAGAACCTTTATTATTACCTCTAAAGGTAAGAATATCGTCGCTCCAGTAGTGATATAGAAGTGCAGCAGATGCTACTTCAGCATCAAGCACTAAATCATCTTTCTTTTCTTCCATTCCGATTGCCTTTTGGACATATTCATCAAATTTCTTTAAGGCATCGGTGGATAAATTCTTATCAAAACATGTAAAGTTGAGGGTCACAGTAGTGCCTAAAATAGTCGCGTGTTGAGAGTCAACAACCCAAGCAGTGATGTTTTCAGTCGCTCTTGGGAGATCAGCGTCATAATTTGCTGGAGTTTGGCGACCTTCATACATAGCCCACCATTCAGGAATACAAGCTTCATATCCCTTTTTCTCCATATATTGTCTATGACGTTCAAAACATTCGTAGTCATACGAACTCTTTTTTCTTAGTTGCTCTGCACTAAGTTTTGGATACTTTTCTTTTTTAGGCTTAGAAGTGCTCATCTATCTTTTTTCCCTCGAAATTGAACATAGATTTGGTACCAACGCCTTCTTTGGCGGTGGATTTTTGTATATTGACGGAGATTTGTGCCATTTGATTACGAATTAACTCTTCGTTTTCTTTCTTGGCTTCCGCTAATTCCTTACGTAGATTAACAATCTCCTTTGACTTAATTTCATTTTCTGCTTCCAAAGTCTCAATACGAGAGGTAATGGAATCTAAGTCGACACCCATAATCTCAAAGAGACGGTTTAATTTCTTAAGTTCCTTCTCTTCTTTACGAGTAATTACGATATGATTGACTTTTTCCATATGTTCCTCCCTGTATTGGTTTTTGGTTTATCGCTTTGAAGCTGCCACGGAAGAGCGGCTTTTTTCGCTTCTTCGCGATTGACCGTGGTCACTTGCTGATTAGTTGCCGCAGCGGTTAACGCTATGGCGAGAGACATGACTTTGTCATCGTGACACCCTTGTAATGCTCCCATGATGTAGTGACCAGTTTTACCGATATCTAACACCACGAAGGTTTGCATCTCTTGAAGAGTGCCGACATCAACGATTTCATCTGGCTTTTCTCTAAAGAGAGCCTTGAGACCGTTAATCATGTCTTCTTTGTTAGAGCCTTGAGTGGATATACCATACTTAGTAAGGATATCTTCCTCATAACCCTGTTGATCTTGCCCCACAAATATCTTCCTATAAGCACATTTGGCTAAGGTTTTATTCGTGGACTGACCGCGGTTGTTTTCTACCGCTATAAGAGCGGTATTGTAGTAGGTGCCTAAGCAGTACATATAGATACCGAGTTCATCAGGATCCATGTTCTGCTTTTCAAAGATGGCTACCTGCTTGCGGCATTTACCATCATGTCGTATCACTTGAGCGATGTTAGAGTCAGCTCCGTGAATACTTGAAGGGTCAACTCCTATGACATACGGATATCCTGGGAATGGCTCTTCGTAGATGGTGACATCTCCGCCTGGGTCTTCAACGAACTTCACGTCCGACACGCGAATCCTTCTATTATCAGAAGACGTGACCGCGTGATATTCGAATCGACCTCTCTTTTTATACGTAACATCCCTATGTACTTCCTCAATTCTCTTTTGGACTTTCATCGCATTGAAGATTGAGTAGCCAGTAGAGAGAAACGCCTCATCTGGGTATGTTGGGTTTTCTTGATGGAACATCTCGAGACCCATAGAATCAATCTGTGCTCTTCTCCACATTAACCCTTCAACGGTCATGCCGTCCGCCTCATACTCTTTGAGTAAGGCAACTTCATCACCATAATCACCGAACCTTTGTAATTCTTCTCCGTGGTAAGGCATCTTGTACTTATCATTTCGATACCAAGGCTCAAACCACCCTTTGAGAGACTTACTCTTTCCGCTATACGCGTTAATGAATAGGTCGCGGTAGAAGTTCATACCTTTCGCGGTGGATTCAATGAATAACATCGCGTCAGGAGAGAGAGGAACAGCAGAGTTAAGAGATGCCATCGCCTCTTGTTGCTTTTTCCACATTGCGAACTCTGATGCGTGAGCCGCTCTTAGAGTCGCACCTCTTGCTAAGTCATCCGACACCGTTTCAACTGAAACAGTCGATTCATTAGTAGTGGACAGCATATTACCTTTACGCCCAACCGCTTGAGTTGGCTTAATCTCTTCAGGAAGATGATCATAGAACCTTTGATACATTTCGAAGATTCTTTTCGTGTGGTCATCTTTATCCGAGATAACTAATGACTCTCTATAAGGAGAGTAAATCGTCATCGTGAAGATAATTGCCGCTATGAGGGTGGAAAACCCAATCTGTCTTGCCTTTAGAACGATATACCTAACTGGTCTATAGTTCTTCCAATCATCCTCTATTTGAAGATAGAACTTCATTTGCTGAGGATTAAGCTGGAACTTGATGAGTGGAGTATCCTCCGCATCCCCATCTAAGATTTCCGCCATTAAGTTTGCTGGCTTAGGTCTTATGTAGAGAAAGTTTTGAATGAAATCCAGGACTCTTATCTCATGTGGTCGCCCTAATGAATCAGGAACAAGCACTGAGAAGTTTCTAGTTTTACTCATCTTTCTTAATAGACAAGGCTTCGAGGAAGTTATCTATTGGCTTACCGCCTGACTTAACATCGACTTCTTTAGGAGCAGCGAGTCCAGCAAGCTCATATAACGCCTTAGTATTCTGTGGAGATGGATTAGCCATCACGAACGCAGCAGTCTTCATATCAATGATGTCTTTAGGAGATAATTCCAAACCATCTTCAGTGGTGAACTTGCCAGTGAGTAACTTTGCTAAACCTTGACGAGCCGCCTCTGGATCATATTTGGAATCTTTCTTCTTACCATGTAAAAAGACCTTCTTTTCAGATTCAGGCATTAAATCGATGAAAATGTTGTCTACGGTATTTTCCATACATACGTCCTCACTCATAAAATACATAGTTAAAAGATAAAAAACTTTACCGAGAACTTACTTTTTTTACCGACTTAATACTGAAAAGCAATGAAATACCTTGTTTTTTACCAAATTTTATTTTTTGGAAAACGATTTCCAATAAATCCAAGACCACTTAAATATATAGAAAAGGAAAACACGGACGTGAATTTTTATGTGTATGTAGACATAGGTATGAGATCTTGTGAAGGAATGTGAAATGCAGTGAAAGGATAGGGAAATTGAGGTTGTGGAGGTAGAAGGCAAGATGATATATAAACGCACCCATACGTTAAAGGGGGGATAGGGAGGGGGTACTTTCTGCCATATGTTTCACCATAATATACCCACTCTTTTAGAGTGAAACCATATGATACAGTTCATACAATCTGCTCCAATGATACCCTTTACCTTTAGGTAATTAAGAGTACTATTTTACCCCAAACATTGACTTTGACATAATTAAACGAGCTGCTTTAGGGTTCAGCTTAATGATCGTTTGTGTTTGAAACTCGGTGAAAAATGTGGTCGTGCTGTATTGATGTGTATTATGCAATCATGATACTCATTTCGCCACATTTCACTCTCTCGCTTGTATAAAGTCGGTTTGTTTTTGCTGGTCTTGTCTTGTCAATTTTTGCCTTGCTTTGTTCTGGTAGAGTTTGTAAGAAAAGTAATGAATATATTTCTACAAAAGAATAATTAACTCGCTTATACTTAGATACACTTGAACACTTACCTACGAATACTCTTGCGACATGCCTAATGCGAATGCGTAATATGTGCGAGGCTTTGGTTTGGCGAAGTCTGGAGCGAATAAAAGCGAACAGCGACAACGAGCGATTAAGATAATTTATTATCTTTGTTTATATAGTGCTTTCAATTAAGCAAGTTAATTGGGTTAGGTTATAAGTGATGTCATTCTCTCCTAATTTGATTTTGACAAATTGGAGATAATAACATTTTTAGGCGATTTGAGGCGTTTTTGTGGTTTTTGATATATTTGGTCGAGCTGAGAAACTCTCAAAGTCTTTCATTTTAACGAAGAGAGTTGGTTTTACCTGTAAACGACAGGTTAAACCTAAAGAGTGAAAGAACATCAAGCATAAGAAAGTGAGAAGTGGATTTTTGGCTCTCTTGGTCGTTGCTGTTTGTGGTTGTGTTTGCTTGCTGTTGTGGCGTTGTATTATCCAGGCATAATTAAAAATCTTCTCGCAGCTTATTTTTCGAATTTCTCCTAAGCATTATGCGATCGGAAACACGAATAATCTCGTGTGGATTTGTTTTGATTTTGCCTTTACTAAAGTAAGAGGGATTTTTGGGATTTGTATTTCCTTTGGAAATAGGTTAGTGATAGCACTATTGTATAATATAAGTGCCAAGAAAAACGGCAAGCCGAGAACGGCTGAAAGGACAAAATTATGAAACTCACAAAACAAAATCTCAAATCCCTAAAGGGAACATCTGGATTAACAGACGATGTAATAAATTACATCTTAGACCGTTGGAACGATTACGGCTCAAATAAAGTCGCTATCTTCACAGATGTGTTATATCACGGTTGCCAATCAGGCACAGTCGGACATCTCATATACTACGCTGACACAGTGAAGTATTACGAAGACCACAAGGACGAAATCAACGAAATGCTTTACGAGGTCATGAGCGAATGCGGTATGTATGACCCAAGAGAATTGTTCGGTGATAAGTGGGACAATGAAGACCCTCTCGTGCTTGACACATACAACAAGAACCTACTCGCTTGGTTTGGTTTCGAAGAAACCTTACGTAAGGTTGGGTTCAGATTTGAAGAAGTCGAGGAGCACTGCTAATGTGCTCTTCGCATCACGGAGGAATTACACATATGACATACACAGAAAATCTCGCTCTTGCTAGAGCCCATAACGTAGACATCGCAATGCTCACTATCGCATATGAAGTCGAATGTTGCTACGAACAAGGTATTAACACCTCACGCTTTGAGGACATCTGCAAAGCCGTATATAACCTATGGTTAAAGACCGAACACATTGAGATTAACACACTAGTGTTAGCACTCAAAGACGGTATCGAAACTCAGGGATGCACGCTTGATGACGTATTACATTATGGCGAAAGCTGGGACATGGTCATAGACCTTGCATGCCAATGCACATACTAGGAGGCAAAAAAGCATGAAATACGAAGTATTTGTCCAACAAACAACAGTCAAAAGATTTGCAGTCAATGCCGAAACAGAGGCGGAGGCTATCAAGCAGGTCGAACAAGATATGTATATGCTCTCATGGGGCTTGGTAGATACCCACAGCACAATTGTATGTGCAAGAGCAAAAGCCGAAAAATAGGAGGATTTGAACATGGCAACCAAAAAACAAGAAACCCAATTAAACAGACTTTGGGACAAATGTAAGTCTT